CGAAGCCGAATGCTCGAACGTCGTAATCACAATCTATGATGTGTTGATCGAGATCATCATATACTTGCATCATATCGAGTACAGTACCCTTCATGACTATCAAACTACCTTCAGCAATGAACTCTTCGTACTTGTCACGAAGAGCCGACGGTAATTTATACAGTGTGGATTCGGTAATATAGTTTCGAGTCTTGACACCGAACGCGCCACCGCGTAACGGGAATAAGAACGTGAAACTACAGAAGTCGTCTCCAAGTGATAAGTCGGCACCAAGAGCACACGACATACCCCAATAACTCCTCTTCGGATGGGGTTGTGTCTCTTCATATGTGAAGAAGTATGTATAACCTTCCATTGGAATACCGAATCGCTTAGCCAGAATATCGTTTCGGGTAGCTGGAGCCTGTTCTGCTCTGTCGACATCCAACTGATAGGTATCATATGTTACTGTGATACCGAGATTCGGATTGGCTTTCAACCATTTTGACGGATCGCCAACTTCGTCAATAGAATCGAGCTTGTACCACCAGATAGAAGTCTGAGGAGCATCGTACTCTCCTCTGAGAATCTTCATTAACTCTTTTTTAATTGTATCCCCACTACCATTACGAACGGTACCTTCAGAGCTGATTGCAATGATAAGGTAATCGTCATTCGCGGTACCGGATTGCTCCTTAGCCGCACCCTGTTCGATAGCTGCAACGGGATCTTCTCTAAGTTCACCAGACAGCCATTCGTCAATAGTCGCAACCTTACATCGTAAACCCTGAAGCTTGTCGATGGTCATCGGTCTAACTTCGAGTAAAGAACCAGTGAGTTTGTTCTCGATACCTTTCTTGGTAGATAGAAGTTTAGGTTGATTACGCTTCGAGCCGGTAGTGTTCTGTATAGAACCTTCAGTCAGGAACTTATACAATGGTCCTCTTGCTCGAGTAATCGCAGTGCGGAATGGGGATAACACTTCTTCCGCCTGTTTCATCGTAGGTGCAGTAGTAATCTGATGAGTAGTAGCTGTATCAACATTCAGGAAGAAATTCTGCATGAATGAAGCATACATGGTCTTAGCGCCACCACGAGCTACTATCAGATACTGTTTCTTAACGAGACGTTTCTTAACTCGCTTTCTTTTGTAATGTCCAGGTCGACCATTCTTACCCGGAACGTATACTGTTCGATCGACAAATATGCACCAGCCGAAGACATCCTCAGCCCTGAGTTTGAACGAATCGAGCAGTACTAGATCTGAGCCATCGGTAAGGGTGAGTTCTCGTTCACAGTACTTTACGAAGCCTTCAACCGCAAGATCATCATAGTAATATCTAGGGTCTTCGATACGAGCGTCGATACGATTCATCTGCATTGAGATTTCTTCGCATACAGGTATCTCGCCTCGTAAAACTGCATCACGAAAAGCACCGTAATATTTTGGAACTGCGGTGTTAGATAATGCCATTTTGAATTTTCACCTACTTAATCCCAAACTACGAAAGGGTATATTAGCTCTCTAATTTCAGGACTATCTTTGTAGCCAAGATCGTTAAGAACAATGCCACATAGATCATCCTCATATCGATGACTGCATTCTCCCTCTGCCTTAGACTGTTCGCTGGATAGTTTACGGAGTGCCGAATAAGCGTCTAACACTCTAGGGTTGTTTTGGGCTTTATCATACGCGGAATCGAAGTTTTTCGTGTCAACCACACGACCTGTTTTTTCAACAGATAATCGATTTGCTAGGTTGTAGTGACTCCTCATAATTTCATTCCTTAATTTGTAATATTCGTCAGAAAGTCGTCTTACGTCTTCTTCGTATTTGTCATCTATGGATTTACGTTCATCCTTATATTCCTTAACTCGTTTTTTGAACTCGGAGGTCACGCCCTTACTATCGTACCAATTTCCACTGAATTTATTGATCTCGTTAAATAATTTGATCGATCCTGGATGGTCAGGAACTGTTAATAGGTCATTAAGCTCCTTTATCGTCTGTTCCTTCGTTAATTTACCCCTACGTGTTTTTTCAGATAAATGTTCGGATTTACTAACTTCATAAGGGTTCTGATTTCTATACCTCTTCCTACCAGCATCGGTCAGGCTACCATCCTTATTCTGATAACGTCTTATACCCCACTTCATGCCTTTTACCCCATAGTGGTAGAGTTCGTCTTCAGACATCGCCGAATGCTCGACCTCTTCTAATAACTTGTCAATCCAAGCTTTCCCCTTAACGATATCGGCCCGATACTGTTCCGGGTTATCGACTGTATAATCGGCCGGCTTGGGTTTATTCTTCGCTATCTTTTCGCCGTCTTTCATGTTTTCACGGGCTGTCTCTTTAGGGTCTCGACTCTTGTCTTGTTTGAAATCATACCCGATGTCGTCATCCTCGTCACGATCATCACCGTTATCAGGCTCGTCAGACTTCTTGTCTTTATACTGATAACGATCTTTCTTACCATCGTTGCCAGGTGTGAACTCCAGTTTACCTTCCTTGTAATTCTTGAAGAAGTCTTTGAGAGTAGTAATGTCTTTCTGGAGATTAAGAGACTTATACTCCTTCTCCAGTTCAGCAAGAGTGTCCTTTTCTTTAACATCGAGTTTAAGTTTCTCTTTCAGCTTCTTCTCGGCAAATTCTTTACCGACTTTAGTAACTGCTGGAACAAGCGCTTCTTTTGCGAACTTTTTTACAAAAGACTCGCCCTGTTTCTGCTGCTCCCGAGCCGGTGCGTCCTGAGCTGCAAGTTCTTTCTGAAGCTGCTTGAACTGTTTCTGTAACTGCAAGTTCTGAATCGCATCTTGAAGTTCTTTGTTAGACATCTCGCTAACAGATTTGACACGAGGTGCGTTATTCTCCGGTTTGGACTCACTGCGATCGTCGTCATCTCCGTCGCCGTATCTCTTCTTACCCTCTGGAGTCAGTGAGCCGTCCTTGTACTGCCATCTTCGACGACCCCACTTCATGCCTTTTATACCCCAGTGGGCTAATTCCTGATTATCCATTTTGAATTTCACACCTCCTAATCGTACCAATTGTCATAGTCATCCTCCTCGTCTTCGTCGTCATCTTCCTCGTTTTCCAAAGGTGTATCGGCTTCCACATGCAGTCGCCATTCGAATTCTGAGATCTGACGGTTGATAGCCTCGATGTGTGCGGAACTCTGAGGTGGATCGAACAGGAGTCTTACCTTTAACATTATGTAAGACTTAACCAGTTGCATCTTAGTAATGTCGTCACTAATGAAGTCTTCCCAAGTCGCAGAGTCATCCTCAATAGCGAAGCCGCTTGATGGGCCAACACCAAGCTGAGTCAGGACCATGATTGCTGAGTTGATGTGAATGATAAGATCGACGTCGAAGTGATTGTAGTCTTCAGCAATACCAAGTAACTTCTTAATCGATGTCAGTATACTATCCATATCATCCCTCCCTTATGCCCGCTTCCACGGACAAGTATCGTATTTTGTTCTTGTCACAAGCGCTTTCGGTAAGAGATGTTCGTCTCCGTAATGGATAGCGTCATGTGTTAATTTGATTGTGCTGATCAAGTACTCTGGATCGAGCAGGTATTTACTACGTTTCACGATGTCTTCCATTGTAATCGGATTCATGTGGTGGATGTAAATCCTAACTCCGTCTGGGATCGGTTGATCAGGGTGAGCGAGATCGCAACCGTTATCTCTTACAATCACATAATCTCGAATATCTCGCCATTCTTTAGAATTGTAGAAATATTGGTTGAGGTATCGATCGAAACCGAAAGTCTCTTCTCCGACCTTTCCACCAAGCTTTAAATATCTGTAACGCTCGATGAAAGTTGGGATGGTGATGAGTTCGGAATAAGTCTTAATCGTCGTATTCTTCATCATACTCATCATCCCCACCATAACCGGAATATACTCGCATAGCTTTAATAGCTTCCTTGTATGTCTCTTCCCTGTTCTTCTGATCTTCCAGAGATGCCCTCTTTGCATCAGCCAATGCGTTTTCAGCTTTAAGTTTCTCCAGCTCAAGCTTGTACTTCATAGTGCCCTGTTTTAGGAAATGTGTAGTCTCCTGAGATGAGGCAGTACCATCTAATAATCGCTGCTCTACCAAATCGTAAGCAAGGGAGATTAGCTGGCTCTCTCTAGCCTCCTGTGTCATAGGGGTTCTTAATGTACGAGTTGATCCGGAAGAAGTAGCTGCTCTTTTAGCCATACTTACGCCTCCTCTCGTATGCTCGACTAAATGGGCCCTCCAGGAATCGAACCTGGGACTTCTCGCTTATGAGGCGAGTTCTCTAACCAACATGAGATAAGGGTCCGAAAATATCCTACCACTTGCAAGAACTTACAGAGCCAACTTTATGCGAAAGGAGAAAAGCGGGCAGTTTTTTTAATCGAGGGCTGACCCTGTAAGCTCGTGTAAGTGGTAGGATAAACATAGTGTTACGGAGTGTAATCCATTTCGAATTAGTAGTAGCGTATCTCCCAACCCTTCGTGGACATATAACTATTTAAATACCAAGCGTCGAAATGTTCATACATAAACTCTTCACCGTACCCCCAATCGGTTATTGGATACTTAGACATCGCGAGGTCATCTTCAGCTAACATTTCATCAGTAATTCCATCCTCTAATACAACGACCAGCATAACATTGGATAGCGTATCCTGAAACTTAGAAGGAAGGGTTAACGTTTGATAGGTACCGTTTGATTTCACCAATTCTCCAATTATATTTATGATACTTCCGATAGTTAAGTTAGTACAATCACCAAAGCTTATAGACTTACGTATGTTTCTAAAATTACACCTCTTAAGATTGCTGCATCTTGTAAATATGTTATCGTAGTATGTAACATTACGAACATCCCACGACGGTGTTGTTTCTAATGCGGTACAACATCCAAAAGTTCCGTATAACGAAACAACGTTAGTAATATCTATAGCAGAAGCATCCGTTAAAGAAGTACAACCCCAAAACAAACTCTCTAAGAGCACTGATTTACCATCCGGAAATGACATTTCAGGAGCGCTAACTAACGACGTACAATCTTGAAACATCGAATTATAGTTACTTAACGAATTAGCAGTTATTTTACCTACATTGGTTAAGTTACTGCATCCTGCAAACATCATTCCAACATTCGTAACCTTAGGCATAACCAGATCCGGCACACTAGTTAGCGATGTACAGTTGCGACACATATACGTCGTAGTGGTTGCCGAACTAAAATCTAGCACTGTTGGAAACGTTGATAAGCTATCACAATACGCAAACATACTTTCCATATTAGTAACTTTACTAGTATCTAAAGATGTTATTCCTTCTACTGCACTATATGTAAACATGTACGAGGTGTTAGTCACGTTAGAAGTGTTCAATAGAGATACGTTTTTAATACCCGAATCGCGGAACATATATGATAACGAACTGACTGCTGGTAAGTCTAACTCTGGAATACTAGTTAAAGCGGTCGTATAGCTAAACATACTCCCCACATTAGTAGCTTTACTCGTATCTAACTGGGGAATAGAAGTTAACGACTTACAAGACGAAAACATGTTGCTGAAATTAGTAACTTGACTAGTGTTTAACGACGGTATGTTTGTTAAATTACCACATCCGTTAAACATATATGACATGTCTGTAACTTTCGATGTATTCATATCAGGAATAGAGGTTTGCGCTGTTTTATAAAACATATTTTTCATACTGGTAACATTAGCGGTGTCATCATAAAACAATACTTCTGACAAATCGACATCTACTGTAGTATTGTACATGAAGTATTCGGTTTTACCAGTAGCATCAAATAACGTCTTCAACGGACCGCTAGTACCAGGCGCCATAAGCGATTCGATAGCTGCTGGATAGTTTCGGAAACTAGTTTCATCGGAAATATCAGCGCCGTGTTCGATAAGCTTTTCTTTGATTAGGCGCTTCGTCTCCTTCAAATACTCAAGTTTATCTTCCATACAGCTCATCAAACCACCTCCCCATTAATATCATCGAGAACGTCAGACACGCGAGCTTTCAGAGAATTAGTGATTTTGTAGATACGCATTCTTTCTACATAACCGTAATCGGTCGCTAACTGAAATGTATAACCATCCGTAGGTTTCAATACATGCTTCCCATCTTCGTACGCGGCAGACATCAAACCAAAAGCCTTCATAAATAATGAAACGCCTAAGTTACATTGATCGCCATTGCTATTTGTATAATCGATATAATCTTCTACGTATAAATTTATACAATATAACATACCCGTGGCTGCGTCGTTTATTAATGACTGACAAACATAATTTCGATCGACCTTAGCGCGAGATGTACTGTATACGTCCATATAGGTGCTGAATAAATCAAATTCAATTTCAAAGTTTTGGTCTGAAGAACTATCAAACAAGAATGATAAATCGGCTTCAGTAATACGAGTCCACTCCGTCGAATACGTAAAAAGTTCCATGCTGATTGTAAACGGTGTATCGACGTCACTATATATTTTCATAAACAGATCAGTGTCGTCAAACTCTACTTCAAATTGTCGCCCTTCGTGAGTGAATGTTACTGAATGTGGGAATCCCTGCCATCGTTGTTTAGAAACAAGAGAGCCATTAATATACAACTGTACTAAGCTACCAGTCTGTGGAATTAAATCGCCGTTATTGGCAAGAATAGGAACCGAGATGTTAGGGAACCTGAATTTTCCATCCAATGTTGAACTCGGATCGTTACACGATAAATTATCAATAACGACCACCCAATCACCCGTCTCGACATCTAATACCAGTTCCTTATACTTATAACCGTCGAGGTATTCATCGACATTAGAAACCGCCTGAACAATTTTGTCCGTGCCCTCTTCGTAATTCTGAGTAGCTTCGGTTGCTATCTGTTCGTAATTCTGCATAAGCGTCTGTTCTGCCTGAATAAACTTCTCGGTATTCCCGTCGAATACACTTACCGCCCTAGAAGCTAACTCTTCGTAATCATGTATAGACTCCATAGCTGACTCAGCTATATGTTCCATTCTAGCTACGAAATCTGAATGGTCCTCGAGAACCTGTTCTGTATTATTAAGACTAGCTTTTACTTTAACGCCGGTGTACTTTGCTGTGTTCCACACATATACTGTCTCAGACTCGTCATTAGTACACACAAATCGTATAGAGAATGCTACCCTACCAACATACTTAGCTACACTACCCGAGATAAGCCAGCTAAATATCATCACAGAAGGATCATCCGCAGACAACTGGGCGTCATCTACATGGTAGAAATCGGCACTAATATCGCCTCTACCACTGGAAGCGTTTTCATAGTGAATCTCAATGAGATCGCACTGGAACATGTCGTGTCCCTCTATAGTTCTTGGGACTTCAAAGGTAAATCGCTCTGAGTTATGGTCACCCTGCATTAGGACATTCTTAGCCGAAGTAGTGCTTATTGTCCTTGTAACGGGATCAATTATGTAGTGATTATCGGTATCGTATATGCTATGAACATGACTCATACCGTCCACCTCCTTAAACTGTTTTTCAAAAATATCCCTCCGGAGAAAATATCAAG